AGAGGTCGCCCGGCAAGCTGTGAGTGGCGAGAGGCGTGATGAAAGTACCGAGGTCTTCCCACGTAGTGCGCGGCATGGTGCCGATGGTCCAGTGCTTCTCGCGGGTGTTGTAGATGACGTAGCGGTCGTTTTCGCCGTTCGGAGAGTCGTTGGACGTGTAGAACCAGATGATCTCGTCGAAGGTGGCGTTGGTGCCCGCGTAGATTTTGTCGAGATAGAACTCGTTCAGGTTATCGTATACGAAGCGGAGGACCGTGCAGTTGAGAGGCTGGAGGCGGCCGTCGTACTGGTAGAACTGGCCGTTGTTGGACATCCAGTACAAGACGCCGCTGTACTCGACGGCTGCATTCCGGGAGATGATGCCGCACCGCTCGCCGACTGCGTTGAAGCCGAAGACGTCGTTGCCGCCGATATAGGACTGGATGAACAGGTCGCCGTCAGTTAGGATGGCGGTCTTGTTGCTCCACCTGTTGACGGCACGGATTTCGGAGCCACGGCTAGGCAGGGGGTAGTCGCCCGCGTTGTTGGTGGCGGTGGGTGTCCACGCGGTGAAATCTTCTTGCGAACACCAGCGGACCAAAAGGGGACTGTAGATGCCGGAGACATCGTGGGTGCCGTAAAGGAGAACGTGCCGGGCCTCGGAGGCGACGCGGACGATCTGGTTGACGGAAGGCGCTGCCGTGACGATAGTGGCTCGCTTGGTGATGCCGGCGCTGGTCGTCCAGTACATGAGGGGGCCACCGCCCGGAACGGCCATGATGTCGGTGCCCCACAGGTCGAGGGACCAGAGGCGGAGCGGAAGGGGAACGGGCGCGGCCGGAGTGCCCCAGCCGAAGTTGCCGCTCCACGCACCGATGCCCCAACCCGACTGGTAGATGGTCGAGATGGGACCGGCCGGATAGGAGAAGCCGATGGTGATGGCGCCGCCGGCCGCGACGGACGTTGCGGCAGCAGTCAGACTGACATCGAATTCGAAGGCGTTGGAGGTGATGACGCTGACCGGGAAGGTGGCCGTGGTCGATGAGACGGCGTTGATGACGATGTTGCCGCCGATGGTGGTTGCCGCCGAGACGACTTCGACGAGGGTTCCGTTGGTCAGGCCGTGGTTGGAGACGGAGACAATGACCTTCGTGGAGCCGGCCGTCGTCGACAGCAGATTGCTGGAGGCCAGGGTGGACACGATAGGCGTGATGTTGTAAAAGGTGGAGAGTTCCGACGAGAACAGGCCCGAGTTGGTGCCGATGACGGCGGCCGCTTCGCCGGTTCGACCTCGGATGGAAGTCAGGTCGCGGGGGACGCCAAAGATTTTGGAATCTTGGGAGGGGTCGATGGCGCGTACCCAGCCGCCCATGAGTTCGGGGCGCCCGTACCGAAAGCGAATTTTGTCGGCGTCCGTCCAGTAAGCGGAGGCGTCAAGCTTGGTCTTCTCCTTGACGACGCCGACTTGGAACTGGAGTTCGGTAAGCTTCTGGTCTTGGAGCGTGACCGACATCAGAGCGTCTCGGTAATGCGAACGCCGTAGTTGTCGAGAAGACCGGCCATCAGGTCAATGCTGGTGGTGCTGGTGTTGATGATGAGGGCCGGGCCGGTCGCGGGCAGAACGGTGCCGGAACCGGCAGATTGCTTGGCCGTGATGTCAAAAGAACCGCTGGTCTGGCGGATGAAGATGTAGGTCTTGGGTGACGCGGGCATGATGATGTTGACGTTGCCGGTTAGGGTGCCCTGCACAAGGAGGATGCCACAGCGCGCCTGGTCGGGGAGGGCGTTGGCCGTGGTGAGGGTGGTGTCGCCGGACGAGACGCTGACGGTTGCGATGCCCGCGACTGCCGCTGCAATCAGGTCAAGGTTGTTGTTCGTCTTGACACCCCAAGTGGTGGCGTTCTCGCCAGTCGCTTGGAGTTCTAGACGAAGGAGCGGATCATATGTCGAGGGCATTACTTGCGTTCCTCAAGAATTCGTGTTACTTTGTCGTCGATCCTATTTAACACAGTTGTCAGTTTGTTTTCAAGATCGGAGACAACCTCGCGCGTGGCGAAGTCCTTGTTGACTTGGGCGACGTGGCCGTGGTGGATTTCTTGCAGGTGGTCAAGCTTCTTCTGCACGCTAGAAATCTCCCGCTGAAGGTATGCGCCGTAAGCCAGCAGGAGCGGCCACAGGAACGTTGCGACAAAGTCGAAGATGAGCTTGATGTCCATGGCGCGTCCTACGGAGGCGAACTCATAGAGGGGTTCCAGACAATCGGCGTCACGATGATCTGGCTACCGTCCTCGAACAGGAGAAGCGCATCGTTCTCTTGAGCCAAGTAGTCCGTGGTGGAGGCCATAGGCCGTCCGTCGGGGACCTTGCGAGACTCGAAGCGCGGACGCGGCGGCCGATTTTGAGGGTGCTTCTTTAGGTCGTAGGCGCCGTCGTAACAGGACGAGCAGACGACGAGGTTCGTGGACTCCTTACGGAGTTGCCGGCGGTAGTACTTTTGTCCGCACCTATCGCAAAGGGACCAGACTTGAAGCGCCATGATCAGGAACCATAGTTGGTCTGGTCGGGGCGGCCATCAGGCACGGGCTGTAGCTCGCGGCGAGGCTTGGGCGACTTGTTTTGCGGGTGGCTCTTCTTGTCGTACAGGCCATCGTAGCAAGAGTAGCAAACCACAAACTTGGTAGTTTCTTTGCGGAGGTCGCGCCGCTTGTAGTCGAAGCCGCAGCGGTCACAGACCGACCACATGTCGAGGACGGACATTACGGCTGCCCCGATATGGTGTTCTCGGGCGAGCCGTTGAAGCGGTTGACAGTGTCGGAGCGGCGTGCCCGGCTGGACTCGATGTTCAGGACCGCCAGTTCCTCGTTGAGAAGGTTCTGCCAGACGGTGACGCCGGATGCGTTTTTGGTCCAAGCGTTGGCATACAGCATGGCGGCGGCAAAGAAGGCCGTGTCCGTGTAGGTCGAGAAGTAGTTGGTGGGCGTAGCCGAACTCAGGACGCTGACGCGCGGGATGTATTCGATGAGGGCCGTGGCATTGGACGGCGGCGTCGGCGCCAAGAAGATGGAGGCGTTGTCCTTCGGCGCGTAATACTTGGTCGGGGCGACCGAGGTGTAGTCCGGCCAGTAGGCGGTCAGGAATTCGTTGTTCTGCTCAAGCAGGTTGTTCCAGCCGCCGGTCGCGCAGACTTGGATGGACTTCAGGACGAGCAGGTCGGCCGGCAGGTTCAGGGTCCGGTTCGAGGCAGACACCGAAACTTCGGTGAAGCGGATGATGTTGACCGGATCGAGGCGGCGCTGCAAGTGGTTCTGGGCGCGCTCGATGATGGACGGCAGCGCGGAGACGAACTCCTCAGAGTCCTCCTCCATGTTGGCGATGACGTCGTTGGTGAGGGTCGTGTAGGTGTATGGCATCAGCGGCCAATCCTAATCAGGACCTTGCCGCGCTCACGGTCTTCCCGCATCGCATCACGGACGGCGCGTTCATATTCGGTCTTGAGAAGAAGCAACCGGTTAGCGTCGACGCGGGTGCCACGGCGCAGGCCGATCCAGTAGGCGAGGCCGTAGGTGACGGCGGGCAGGAAGCGGCGCGGCACATCGATGTTGTCGAAGGCGCGAAGCGTGTTCTCGGCGTTCTTCTGGATGGTGAGGACGACCGTGTAGGTCTGGTCTGGCAGGGGCCAGAAGTTCATGACATTGGTGTCACGGCGCCGGTCCCACCAGTAGCGGGTCGGGCGGCCGGTCTGGGACTTGGTGGGGATTTCGGCCCAACGTTCATAGCCGTCCCGTTCAAGGACGATGTCGGTGCTGCTGGTGCGCACGCTGGCTACGAGAACGTCGGAAATGGAAGGCCCGAAGGCCAGAGAAGAAACCGACGCGGAGACGGGGACGACAGTGGTTTCGATCTTGTGAAGAAGGACGTTCTTGTTCTGGATGTCAGTCAGGAGGTAGTCGAGACCGCGTCGGGCGCTGATCAGTTCGTCAGCAAGTACGGGACCGCCGCCAACCATAGCGGCAGCATCCTGCAAAATATCATCGAACGTAGGGTCGAAGTTGGATGTGCCGCTGGTTGCCACGGTTGTTACTTTCCGTTACACCACCCCGTAGATGGTGACGAGCGGGCCGCCGCCAGCATAGGAAGTGCGGACGAATGGGACGTCGAGGTCGAAAGCGACGATGGTCGCGGTGCAAGCCGCCGTCACTTCGGCGAAGGCAATCCACGGGCCGGCAGTGGTAGGCGCCACCTCAAGGAAGATGGACGGGCCGGCAGCGGCACTCTTCTGCACGAAGAAGGTGCGGGTTGGCGTGCCATCGAACCGGTAGTCCATGTCAATGGCATTGGAAGTCGTGGTCGCCGAGGACGAGACTTGGAATGGGATGAGGCGGATAGACTTGATGGCGGGCATGGTGCGCTCCTACAACAAGGAAGGCAGACCCCGCCGAAGCAGAGCCTGCCGTACCTTGTTAGCCGATCACAACGTGAACGATAACGGAGCCGGCCGTGACAGCCGAGGTGTCGATGGACACGATAGCCTGCACCGTAGTATCAGCGGTGAGAGGGATCGCGTTCGCCGAGACCTGGGCGCCCGTACCGGCATACGCACGACGACCCGCAGTGTTGGCCGTGGTGGCCGCGTACAGAATGCCCGTGGAGGTGGGAATGCCGACGCGGATGTTGGTCGTGGTGTTGTCGAACGGAGTCGTGATGTCGAGGACGCACTCGTAGAAGGTGGAGCCGGACGGAGCCACGAACAGCGGAACCGTAGTGGCGCCCGCCGCAGTGCCGGTCTTCGCCGTGTTCACAACCACCGAGTAACGGCCTGGCACCCGCGCTTCCACAAGGTTGACGGCTTCGGGGCCGGGCACTTCGTGGTTGCGGATGTTGAGCGGATAGCTGAAGGTAGTCATCTGATTCTCCTCAAGGATGGAGGAAAGGGGGCCGAAGCCCCCAATCCATTAGGTGGAACCAGACGAACCGTACCACTGACGCCAGTCGGACCAGCCGAAGCTGTAACGCTCACGCGCCTTGTAGCGCATGTTGCCCGTCAGGAAGTCCACATCGTCCTTGGTGGCCAGCGGCGCACGCACGAACATTTTGGTGCCGTTCGGAACGTCCGTACGGATAAACCAAGCGTTCGGGTCGGTGAACCGATGGTTGACGTTGTAGCCCTTCGAGAACAGGCCCATGTCCTTCATGGCGTTCGTGTCGTTGTCAGCCGTGCCAACGCGCAGGTCCGAGAACAGGATGCGGTGGGCAACGAACTGGTTCTGCGGCGCAATGTGCAGGCTCACAGCCCGCGCACCGATCAGCAGGCCCCGGTCGTCCTTCGTCAACGAGATGTTGATGAGGGCCGATTCGAGGGCCGTCTCGGAAAGGTCCGAGCTAACGCGGTTGGACTGGTTGCCGCCAGCCAGGGTCGGGTGCGCCGTCGAAAACAGCGGCTGACCGTCACCGCCCGCGTACAGGGCGCTGGAGGAGAAACCGTTGTTGTAGACGTTGGCAGCCTTGACCTGCTTGGCGTTCGCCATCGCACGGCCCATCGCGTTCGCCTTCATCTTGCCCGTCGTGCCATAGAGGTTGTCCTCGATGGCCTCTTCGGTGATGGCGAAAGCCATAGCAACCGTCTCGTGGGTGTAGCGGCTCGTCCAAGCTTCCGACGCGGTGTCGAAGAACACCTGATCGCCTTCTGTCTTGACCGGGGCCGTACCAAAGCCCGTCATCAGCACTTCTTCTTCGAACGACCGGTCAGACTTCTCGATGTCGAACAGCGGAGTGTGCTCGTTGTCGATGCTCTTGTAGGCCGTGCCAAAGATCGCGTTGAGGCCGGGGATAAGCTGCTTCGCAAACTGCGCGCGAGTCAGAATAGCCATTTTCTATATCCCCCTATTAGGCCGCAGAAACTTGCTGCATGATCGGGCCATTCAGCTTCACGACCAGCACCGGGAACGGATCGCCCCAGGCGTTGTCGGGAATGTTGGCCAGACCCACAAGCTTCACCGCCGTGTTCACAGCGGAGGTACGGCTGGACGCCTGAAGGGCATAGCGCGAAGTCCCGTACACCGGGTCGACGTCGCCGCCAGCAGCCGTCACGTTAAAGTTAAGACCCAGATCGCCGGCCGTGACCGAGGCGTTCGCCTGGATCATGAACAGCGCAAACGGGTTGTCGACGACGTAGGCAGTCGGACGGTCGGAACCGTCGTACAGGCCAGCCGAAGACACGTCAGCCGGGATGGAGTTGCGAAGCTGCGGCTGCTTGGTGGTCGGGTCGACCCAAGCAAAACCGTTGGCAACGCCCAGCAGCGGACCATCGCCGCTGGCACCAGCCGAAACAATAACGCCACCCGACAGCTTGACCGGAGAACCCTTGCCGAGGTCCGGGCAGTTAGCGCCGTTGGGAAGCGGATAAGCGCGGACTTCGTTGCCGTGCGTGCCGAAGGCAGCAATGGCGCGGAGACCGAACGGTGCGAAAGAAACGGGCACCTTATCCTCCTATGGTTGTTATCCGAATGAGGGACGTCGCCCCCGGGAAAAGCGTTTGGAACTTTCGTTAGCAAACCGCTGCTGTCGGCCCGAACTGTCCTCGTAGCTGACCGTCTTCATATCGAAAGCCTGCTCCGCCTGAATGGCCCGGTCTTCGGCCCACTTCTGGATGGCTTCCGCCTTACGTCGAGGCAGCTTCGCAAGGACAAGGTCACCGTTGATAGCGGCGCCTGCCAGTGCGGAAATCTTACTTTCGAGACCCGGGAAAACGTACCCCGCCGGAACTTCTTCCTGCGGCACGAATGCCCAACCTTCTCGCATGCGCTGCGAAATGCTATTGAAATCGTCCTGATCCCCAACACGGAAGCGAACCCAGCGATATGCGTACTGGTCTTCGTCCGGCATGGGAGGGATTTCTAACGCATTAGGAGGATTATACTCTGTTTCCAAAGAATTTTCAAGAGGCTCGTCGAGGGTATTGTCGGCGGCGCTAAGCTTGCGGGGCATTACAGAATCTCCGTATACTGGCTGGTGGTCTGGGCAGCACGTTCGGCACGGGCCTTTTCACGTGCATAGTCCTCGACCGAGATGCCAAGGTGGTTGGCCATGTCGCGGTCGGCCTGGGTGATAGTGACCCGAATCTTGCCCGGGGTGGCGGCAGGCGTCGCCCGGTTCTGGATGGTCGGGTTGCTGGCGGGCTGGCGGGCCGTGGTGGTCTTGCCGCCCAGCTTGGTCGGGAACTCGGCCTTGAGGCGCTTGTCCAGTTCCTCGAAGTAGTCGGGGTCGTCGGGGGCGTAGCCGTCCTGCACCATCTGCTGGTCGATAACACGGGCGCCGGCCGTCATAACCGGGTCCTTGTTGAACCAGGTCTTGTTGCGCTCGTACCACTCCATGGCCGCCGGGGAGGGGGTCTTGGCCGGTGCTTTAGGAGTCGGGGCAGCCTGCTGCCGGGTATCCGACCCAGATTGCTGAGTCGGCTTGGTAGGGATGCTGCGCCGGTCCCGCTCGATCTGCTGCTTTTCGGCAGCGAGGGTAGCCATCTTCTGTTGGACCTCGAAGATTTTCTCGCGGTCACCGGCATCGAAGGCCATATCGAAGTCGCGGCGCAGGGCCTTCATTGACTCGTCGAGGCGCTGGGCGTATAGCTCGAAGCCGATAGCGGCGCCCTCGTTGGCGTCCTGTTCGAACTTCGCGGCCTTGTTGCGAGCTTCCACAAGTTGGGCTTGCGCTTCGGCCAGTTGTCGGGCATAAGCGTCTCGTTGGGCCTTGAGCCGCTGGCTCCGGGTCAGCTTCTTGGACCGTTCACCAGAGGAGGGTTCTGGCGTGTCGTCTTCGTCGTCAGCCTCGGATTCGGGTTCCGGGGCCTTGGTTGCCGCCGGGGCTGGGGCCGGTTCCTCGACGATCTCGGTCTCTGGCTGCTCTAGGCCCTCGTGGACGATTTCGAGGTCGGAGTCGGCAGGAGCTTTGCCTGGATTGTCTAGGTCCAGTTCCTTGTAACCACCTTCAGACATGGGAGTTTATTCCTTGAAATTGGCGTCGAGGTACTCGGGCTTCTCGACCACGAGTTCGATAGCCGACGCCTTGACCAGGAGGAGCTTCACGCCCTTCCACCAGATTTTCTGGCCGGCAAACTTGGCGTAGACGATATAGTCACCGGGCTTGACCCAAGGGCCTTTCCGGTATATATCTTCGTCAACGAATGCCAGTTCGCCCAAAGCAAGGACGCGGCCTACGGTGTTGAGGTACTCCCGGTCTTCACGGAACGTGTCGGGAAGAAGGATTCCGCCAGCAGACTTGCGCCGAATAGGCACAGGCCGGACAAGAATCCCAATGCCAGGAATCCTAGGCAGCGGGTTCGGATCAGGAATATCTTCCTGCGAGACCCACTGGTCGTTGGTGATCGCCCCATCAAGAGGCGCGCGGGCGGTAAGCATTAGTCCCTTTCTTCTGTCGGTGTTTTCTCGAAGAGGTCTTTGAGGATGGTCACGGCAAGACCCAAGCCGTGAATGGTGCCGCAAGCCCTTGCATACTCGTCGTAGGACTTGGCGGCACCCCTCGACAGGGAATCTTTTTCCCGGTCGATACGCTTCTGTACTTCTGCTACATACTCAGAGAGTAGTCTCATACTGTCCCTTGATTAGCCCTCTGCGCGAGGGTAGCAGCTTGAATATCCGCCAGCTTGGCTGAACTATCAAGTATTTTGCTAGAAGCCGCGATCTGGTTCTTTTTCTTCTTGTCCTCGGCATCAAGCAGCATCTCAGCTTCCTTGAGGTCAAGCTCGCGGTTCTTAAGGGCGATCTTGGCCGCCTCGCGGACACCCTGAGACTGGATGCGGTTGGCCGAAAGCTGGAGTTCGGCCGCGTTCAGTTGGACCATCTGCTCCTCGACAGAGGGGCCTTGGCCGCCCATGCCCGACTGAGCCGAGATCATGAGGAGTTGCGTGGCGACTTGGGCCTGCACGTTCGGGTCTTGGATCGGCATGCCCATCTGCTGGGCCAGCAGAGCCGCCTGCGCCACGAACATCAGGACCTTGTGTTCGGCGATGTTGGCAGTCAGGAGTTGCAGGCCAACAGCAATGGTCGGGTCGTTGGTGCCCTGCATCTGCGGCGACTTGAGGAAGGCTTCCTTGACGGCGATATGGGCCGCGTGGTTCTGGCCGAGTTGCGCCTTGATCGGCTTGCCGCTCATAGCCACTTGGATTTCGGTCAGGGGGTCGGCACTGACGGCGTTGGCCATCGGGTCCACCAGCAGCTTGTCGATGTTCTCAGTGCCCATGGCGAAGTAGAAGCGGCGCAGAGCCTCGCGCATGTCGTGGAGTTGCGGGAAGCGGGCAGCCATGTCCAGTTCGACCTGGGCACGGGCCACACGCTGCGACTCGGTCTGGGCGTTGGGGTCGGAGGCCGGCAGCACGTCCACGACAGCCGGGTCGAAGTCGGTCCGCTGGACGAACTGGTTCTCGGCGTTGACGACGAAGTTGACGACGTCCGGCAGGTTCTCGAAATTGAGTTCCCCGATCAGCTTCAGGAACTCGCCCTGCGACTGGTGCAGCCGCTTATGGATGGACGAGTAGAAGCGTTGGGAGGTTTCGAGGAGGGCCAGCGTCGTGGCAACGGGGCCATAATTGCTGGCGCCCTGCACGACTTCATCGGCAGCGTCGGCGAACTTCTGGCCCGAGTCCACCATGAACTTGAGCAGGGTCAGGAGGGTCTGAGACGGTTCCTTGGCCGGCAGCGGCACGAAAGCCTTGGAGAGTTCGTCGGGCGACAGGTTCACGTCGCGCCATTCGCCGAAGCCGAGTGGGGTGTCGCTGTCAGAGAACTTGGCGTCCTGCGACTTGAAGCCGGCCTGCCAGTTGGCAAACTGACCTGCATCGACGAGGGAGCGCAGGGCCACGGTCGCAGAGGCCGCGAGGTCGCCGATCAGGTGGACGTAGCCGAGCGACCAGAAGCCGAAAGCCGGGATGCACTGATCGACCGTGTACCAGAGGCGCTTCGTCATGGCGGGGTCGTCTTCACGCCAGTTGCGCTTGATGGAGTAAACGTTGCCCGTCTTGACGTTGAAATGGACGATGTAGGGCGCAACGCCACCTTCGGGCAGCAGAGGGTCGGCGCCTTCGAGGTCAAGGTAGCAGTGGGCCTCGCCGACGAGGTAGCCCTTGCGTTCGAGGTTCAGGTCGAAGCCTTGAGCGCGGGCAATGGCCTCGGTGATCTCGTTGGGTTCGAGGGTGTCCTCGGCGTCGTTGTCGTCCGGCTTGATGAAGGTGCCGGAGTCCACGAGGTTCCGCATCTTGCGGGGCGACAGTTCCATGACCTCGATGTATTCTTCGGCATCGCGGAGATGGGTCGTGGCCGGGTCGACGTAGAAATTCTCGGCGTAGACGACGGTCGGGTCAGGGGTGTTGGTGCCGTAGTTCCAGCCGGCTTTGCGGATGCCAATGCCCATGAAGCCGACGCGGAACAGGTTGCGTTCGAGGTCCGAGTAGAAGCCGGGGATGCGGTCCACCAACTGGTGGTTCATGTAGACCTTGACCCGGTTGGCGGCCTGTTCGCGGGTGGCATCGGTGTAGCCAAGGATGCGGGTGCGGACGGGACCACGGGCGGGCCAGAGTTCTTGGATGGCCTTGGCTTGGAACTTGACGACGTTCTCAATCAGGAGGGGGTGGACTGCGGTGCAGGCGCCGTCAACGTCAGTGTTGCCCTCGCCTTCCGTGTTGAGGCCCAGCCACTGGATGCCCTTCTTGATCTTTTCTTCCCACTGCTGGCGGGAGTTCTTGAAGCTGGTGTAGGCTTCTTGGCGGGCGGAACCAATGTCGTCAACGACAGGCTTGTCCAGCATGTTGACAAGGTTGGCCCCGAAGGACATATCGACCTCGATAACCTCGGCGTCAGGGATGACGAGCAGGGTCTCTTCGGAGAACTCGAATTCGAGTTCCGGGGTCTCGTCATCGTCGTCGGGCGTCAGGGCGGGGTTATCGGACATGGGTCACTTGGCTCCAGTAGCTACGGAAGGGGCGCCGCTTGGATGGTCCTTCGGGGCGGCTGACGGTTTCTTGGGTCAGTTCGTAACGTCGACGCAAGTAGAGGAGCGCCATCACCATGGCGTCAACAGAGTCGTCATGGGCGCCCTTGGGAAACTCCAAAGCCTCTTGCAGCAGTTCGGCCGCATACTTCTTCTTGAGAGGTATCCAAACGCGCTGCCGCTCGATAATGCCAGTTACAGCATGAGCGCGGGCTAGCTTATCACGATCCGGCTGGAAAGGCAACACAGGCAGCTTGTTAAGCTTGAGGTCTTGGATCAGGGACTGGCCGGAGGCTTTGTTCTCGATGACGATTTTGTCGGGCCTGAAGGCGTCGTACTGCTCTTTGGCGATGTTGCGGAGTTGGGGGAAGGTCCACCGGCCCCGGACTTGGTTTAGGAGAATGGCGTTAGGCTCTTGATATTCATAGCCTTTTTCGTCCGTATAGGTCAGGTGGAAGATGCCCCACGTCTGGATGACGGAGAAGTCGGCGCTGGCCTTGGTGCTGAAGGCGGTGTCCAAGGTCTGAATGATCTCGTCGCACTCGGGCGGATCGTCCTCGTCCCAGTCTTGAAAGTCGTCCTTGTTGAAGACGTTGCCCTCATCGCCGACCGGGGTCTGCATGTAGAGGGCGCCCCAGTCTGAGCGGGACAGGGTCTCGCGGGTGGCCGTGAGGTCGTCCATGGTGATGTATTCAGGCCAGTAGGATGTGCCCTCGGGCAGCATGAGGTAGTCGGACGAGACCTTGTCGAGGATAGCTGGGATCGAGATAATTTCCCATTGGTCGACGCGGGGGTTGCGGGCAGCCTTGTCGAGGAGGAAGCCGGACAAGTCGCGGACGTGCCAGCGGGTGTTGACGAGGACGATACGGGAGTCGGGCAGCTTACGGGAGCGGAAGCCGGGGCCGTACCAGTTGTTGATGCGCTCGCGCTCCACGTCGGACTTAGCGGTCTGTTCCGAGAGCGGGTCGTCCATGATGCCCAAGTTGAAACGGTAACCGGCGATGGACTTACCCGCGCCCGCCGGGAGGAAGGAGCCGCCGGAGGTGAGTTTCCAGTTGGTGACGCCGGACATGTCGTCGCGGAGTTGGACACCCGGGAAGATTTCGAGGTATTCGGAGGAGCGGACGAGATCGCGGATACGGCCGGAACACTCGACGGCCTTGTCGGTGGTGTGGGAAATCCACATGACCCGCCACGTCGGGTTGCGGCCGAAGCACCATGCGACGAAGAGCATGAGCAGGACCGACTTCATGGAGCCTGGCGGCAGGGCCAGCATGAGGCGGGTGATGGAGCCTTCGTCCACGTCCGAAAGGGTGGCGGCGATGGCTTGGATATGACGGCCGTCTCGGTAGTCGTTGCCGTCGAGCATAAGGGGGGCTAGCAGTTTCACGAAGACGTAGAAGTCCTCGCGCGCCTCGAACACCGCCTTCTGATGGAGGGCTTCTGCTAGCTCCGCTTTGAGTTGGAGAAGAGCGTCGGGGTTAGTTGATGCGGAGTTTGCGCTCAATGTCCGGCTCGGCTTCGCGGAGGATAGCAGTCAGTTCGCTGATCCGGGTGTCCAGTTCCTCCTTGGAGTGGACGGTCCGGTGGGTGATTTCCTTCTTCTCAACGAACATGCCAAGGTACTTGGCGAGGTTTTCCATGGCGCGGTTCGCATTGGTGAAGTCGCCCGTGTGCATGGCAGCGGTGGCGATGTCGTTGAACCACTTGACGACGTCTTCGACGTTGATTTTCATACGGGCTTTCTCCTCGATCTCGAACGCTGTTACTAGGTCGTAGAAGTGTGGGATCGCTAGGTTGCGGTTGGCGATCCGTAGCAGGACGTTGTAGTTGGCAGTGTCGTAGCCGGCGAGCCGAGCAGCACCGCATTTGTTGGTCCGGCCGTTCAGGGCGTACTGCCGGGCGAACTCCACCTGCTTTGGGGACAGGTTCTTGAACCGTTCGATCTTGTCCCAATGGGCCTGCCAAGTCTCGCGGAGGTGGTCCTTGATGGACCGGATGGCCTCGACGTGCTGCTTGGTCACGGCCCGCTTGGGCTTGTGGATATTCAGTTCGCGGAGTTCGCGCCGGTAGCGGGTCTGGCGTTCGCCTTGCGAGGGGCGATTACCCTTACGTTCCCGTTCCCGCTCTTCCTTGTTGAGGAGGTGCTGGGGCTTAGGCTTAGTAGAGACTTTGGGAACGTAAGGCTTGTCGCTCATGCCGGGGCTGTCTCCTCCTCGTCGATGCGGACGATGGAAATGCGAGAACGGCCCTTCTGCGTGTTGCTGCCCGACCGGCCGGCGCTGTAGAAGCGGAGACCAGCACGTTCGAGGGCAGGGCGAATGCGGCGCAGTTCCGCAGCAAAGCTGTGGGAAGTCTGCGGCAGACGCTCGCGGGGGCCGATGTTCATTTCCAGTTGACCGATCAGGTCCGAGTAAGTGCCAGAGAATTCCTTCTGCTTTTCCATCATACGAAGCATTGCCGACGCCATGCCGTGAAACTCCAGCATCTGGCTCTCGGCGGCCGAACGGTTCCGCTTGTAGACCTCCATGAGCCGGCCCGGCTGCCACCCGAAAGCGTGTTCAGCAGCAACGGCCCAGACCGCGAAGGCAGACATGCGGGGCTTTTCAGCCAGCACTACATTACCATAGTTCTGCGTAGCAATCAACGCAGCATTCATAAGAGCGCCCAACAGCTTGGAGTGGTTGGCGTGGAAGGCGTCCCAGAACTCGCTGTCGTCCCGGCGCTGGCGAGGGTCAATGCGGGGCAGGTGGACGTGAATGGAGCGGTCCACCAAGTCGCCGCGCTCAACGACGTCCGGGATGCCGTTCATGGCCACGGGCCGGCAGACGCGGACCGCAGACTCCTCGGCGTTCGTATACAGTGCCCGGCCGCCTTGGGCGCCAGTGCCCGTGCTGATGACGCAGAGAGCATCTGACATCTTGTTGGAGATGTGGGAGACGTTGTCGAAGGCGAGAACGAAAGAGTTGCGGACCATGGCTTGCAGGTCGCGCTGGTCCTCGGGCGGGGTACGCATGTCGAGGGCATGCGGGTCAATGATGCGCCGCATGAGACGGAGGATGGTGGACTTGCCGGAGCCTTGCTCGCCCGAGATAGTCAGGACGGGGTAGGGGCCTTCGGGGCGCAGGCAGCCGAGAAGCCACGCGATCAGCAGCATGAGGGTGTCGTCGTCGGCCGCCACGAACTGCTTCAAAAGGCCCGGGAAGTCGGAGGCCGGGACGGAGAGGTCGGGGTCGACGAGGGGCAGCATGCCAGCGCCACGGAGCATGCGAATGTGGGTCGGGCCGCCCGGAACGCGGGTGATGCCAGAAGCGGAGATGTGCCAAGCGTCGTTGGCGTCATTGCCAATGTCGATGTAGAGGTCGCCCAGCTTGCCGCCGACCCGAATGTAGTCCTTGACCTTCTGGCCCTTGGAGCGTACCCAGTGGGACATGTAGGTCTGGGCGGCAGCAAAGAGGTCGCCGTTGGGCAGGTGGCCGGCGGTGTCGACGCAGAAGGCGCTGAACCAGCCTCGGAAGTCGCAGTGGCCTGCGGGTGTGACGGACAGGGTGCGCCGGACGCCGGCCTCGGTGTAATCGAGGAAGAGACGGCCGTCCTCGGTGGTCCAAGGAGTGAGGTGCAGCTTCGCGTCGTTGAGGAGTTGGACGCGGTTGATCTTGTCGCTCATGGCGGCTCCTGTGTTAGAAGCCCATCCTATCGCGGGTGAGTGAGGGTTGCAAGTAGATTCTCACTTCCTCACCTAGGACTCGGTGATGCGGAAGTTCGTATTGGTCAGGATGGCGAGGATAGAAGTCAGAACGGCATTGATCGAGACGATGGACGCCGCGTTGACGGAGGTAGCAGCCGATACCGCATTTACTTGGATTTGCAGGACGGAGACGGAGGCGCTAACGGCAGTGATGCGGGTATCGAGCGCCGACGCTCTAGCCGAAACGGTGCTTACGCGGATTTCAAGAGCCGACACCACGTTGTTGATGGACGTGATGGCTGCGCTGTTAGTGACGCCCGTTGCGGAGGCAGCCGAGACCCTGATCTCAAGGGCCGAGACGATGTTATTGATAGACGTGATAGCGGCTGCGTTGGTAACGCCGGTAGCGGAGGCGGCCGAGACGCGAATCTCAAGGGCAGACACCACATTGTTGACAGAAGTGATGGCTGCTGCGTTGGTAGTACCCGTGGCAGAGGCCGCAGAGACGCGGATTTCAAGGGTGCTGACGACATTGTTGGTCGAAGTAATCGCGGCTGCGTTAACGGAAGTCAGGGCCGAAACGGCAGCAACTTGAATATTGAGCGCAGAAATAGATGCTTGCGCAGTGATAAGGGCGGTGGAGTTGGTCCAGACTTTGGCACTGACGTTGTAAGCGAGGACTTCGCCGTCCGCGAGGGAGGTACTGGCAGAGGTTTTGACGTCGTGGAGTTCGCCCAGTTCGTAGCCGTTCTGGACCTTGACGTAGATTTCACCTGCGCCGCCCGAGCCGCCCTTGACGATGTAGCCCATCTGGACTAGGTGCTGGGGCGCGACCGGCTTCGTGGGCGTCAGTTCACCAGCGGATACTGGAGAAAGGTACACGACGGCGCCGTCAGTGTAGCCGAGGGTATTGACGTTTTTGACGAGGCCGTCAGTGGCGACGTAACCGGAGTTGTTGACGGAGACCGTCTCAAGCATGATGCCGAAGATGGTGAGGCTGTCGGCATCGCTGTCAGCCTGGGCGAGAGCGCCCGTGAGGCGCTGGCCTTGGGCGCCCGTGACGCGGACGGCTTTGCCCTTGGGCAGGGTGACGCCACTGTTATTGTAGATTTGGGCGACGGTGCGCTGGCCAATAAGCAGGTTGACCGTGCCGGTGAGGCCAAGGTCGAGGGTGCCCGAATTGATATCCCACGTCAGCCGGCCCGGCGTGGGCGCATAGCTGGTCGTGGTGTTGAAGTCGATGTACTGGACGTTAGTGAGGAAGTCGCCGTTGCGGTTGGCCTTGAGCGACACGACCGCGTTGATGGACGTGATGGCTGCGGTGTGAACGGAAACGGCAGCCGAGACGGCGCTGACCCGGACTTCGAGAGCAGAAACGACGTTGTTGGTGGATGTCAGGGCCGCCGAAACGTTATTGACCTGTACCTGAAGGGCAGAGACGGAGGCGCTGACTGCGGCCAGTCGAATGTCTAGCGCAGAGACAAGAGCAGAGACGTTGGCGACGACAGCGTTTGTGGAGACGATAGCAGCCGAAGCGTTGCTGACACGAATTTCAAGAGCCGAGACGACATTGTTGGTAGAAGCAATAGCAGCCGTATTGTCAGAGACGAGGACCGAAACGGCACTAACGCGGATTTCGAGAGCGGACACGCGGCTTTCGAGAGCAAGGATAGCCGAGGTGTCAATCGCTGCGAGGACAGAATTGATGGCAGAGATGGAGGCTTGGACCGCCGCCATCTGAATGTTGAGCGCGGAGACGGATGCCGAGACGTTGGCGACCCGGGTATCAAGCGCGCTGATGACCGCGTTGGTGGATGTGTTGGCAGCAGAGACGGAAGAGACGCGAACTTCCAAAGCATCGGCGACCGCATTGACGGACGTGATAGCATTGGTGTTCTGGTTGGTCTGGATCGAAAGCGCGTTGACGGTATTGGTGAGGTTGGTTACGACGGTGTTCGTCGAGGTGATGGCTGCCGCATTGACGGAAGTTGCGGCCGAGACTTGATTGATCTGGGTCTGGAGGGCCGAGACGACCGGCAGCAAAGAGACGTTGGCGAGGGCGACAAACGTCGACACCGTGGTCTGGAGTGTACCACC